ATACCGGTGTTGACCAATGAAGAAGAGGATGAGTTTCAAAAGATATTGAAAAATTTCCAACCCCAATTTCACGACTACTTTAATTTTGCTAAATCATTATGGACAGTTGTTTACGATTCAATCGACCTTAAAATTGTCAAAAATGTGGAAAATATTGATAGAAAAACGGGGTTCTTTTATTTGAATCATAATGATATTACTTATGTATGGAAATACACGTCTAAAAAAGTATATAAGGCTGATAATCAATTTAGAACTGAATTAAAGTTATTATATAAACAAGAAGATTTTGATTTATCTATTAATGAAATAATTAAAACACAATCAAACACATATGACAAATATGATGAAAGTAATAGTCCGGTGTTTGAAGTTACATGTGATAATATATTCCCATTAAAAGAAACTTTAATTCCTATTGTAAAACGAAAAATTATGGCGTATATTAGCCAAGTGAAAAAAGAAATCAAATTAATAAATGGCGTTTCATAAAAGACATATTAATTTTGAAATCGTCAAAGAATATTTGGAGAGGGGGGATTTAGATACACTTTTTAACGCAGATGCGTTTTTTTTTGGTGATGAGGTAAGTTATAAAGTGTATATGTTGTATTCTGATGACTTAAATGAACGTGAAATTAAATTAAAACTAAATAACTATGGACAAGACTCTTAAATTACTTCAGTCGAAACGTAGAAGACCTATTCACATTACATATATCTCAGAACACATCTTGAGAAAAGATATGGATGAAACAAGAAAACTTATAACCAAACTTATGGAAGATGGTTATGTGTTAGAAAGTGAAATGTCAAAAGATTATTTTTATATAAAACCAAATGAGTAAAGAACACGTAAACCATCCGACACATTATGGGGGTAAGAATAACCCATATGAAGCAATTAAAGTGATTGATGCTTGGGATTTAGGATTTTCATTGGGGAATACTGTTAAGTATATCTCAAGAGCCGGAAAGAAAGATACCGATGCTGAATTACAAGATTTGAAGAAAGCATTGTGGTATCTTCAACACCATATTGAAAATTTAGAAAAAAAACAAGCCACTGAGTATTCAAAATAAAATGGTCTGAACTTATATTTATTAATAAAAATAAATTTTAAGTTCAGATTATTTTTAGATGGCTAATCAAAAAGTCCCCCAATTACCTATATTATCAACCGTAACCGGTGTTGATTTATTTTACGTTGTTGACGTTAGTGATACAACGGATGACCCAACGGGTAGTTCCAAACAAATTACAAGAGACGAAATATTAACGGAAGTTAATCAAATAGATTTTAACTTAACTGCCGTAACAACACATCAGGAAGGTCGAATTGCTTGGAATGATGATATTAAATCATTAGAAATTGATACGGATAACCCTAATGTTCAGGTCCAAGTTGGACACGAAATGGTTATTAGAGTTAACAATCAAACAGGTTCGATTTTAACTAAAGGGACTGTTGTGTATATTAACGGTGCTCAAGGTCAAAGACCTACAGTGACTAAGGCGGATTATAGTGCTGATACGTCATCAGCGTCAGTTATTGGTTTAGTTGCTGCCGATATTAATAATGGCGTGAATGGTTATGTTATCACATCAGGAATTCTTGAAGGTGTCAACACAATTGCTTATTCGGCAGGAACATCATTATATTTGTTTACAGGTGGTACATATTCAAGTAATAAACCACAAGCACCTGACCACGATGTTCGTATTGGTAAAGTGGTTGTGTCAAATGCAACTACGGGTTCTATATATGTTAATGTTCAGAACGGTTATGAATTAGATGAAATTCACGACGTTAGAATCACAAGTGTGTCTGAGAATGATGTGTTGGTTCGTAGTACCTATAACGGTTCACCTGTTTGGGTGAATACTAAAACAATGTCAGGTCTTACATATGTGCAGGCGACAACTGTATCGGCCACAGGTGGTTTAAATGTTACGGGTAATACAATATTAAGTGGTTTAACGACAGTTTATGGTGACACACCTGTGTCAGCGGCGATAAAGCCAGGTGTTAATAACTCATATGATTTGGGTGAACCGTCATTTAGATGGAGAGAAATTTATACTACAAATATTGATGCGACTAACACTATAACTACCCCGTATTTATATGCGAATACAATATCTGCAACAACGATTAGTGGTGGAACAATGGTTATAACCTCAACACCTACAACCGATAATACGTTAACTCAAGTATTATCAAGAGACCCGGTAACGGGAACTGTCGAATTAGTCGATACAACATCATTCCCATTCAACTATGGTTTGGCAAATGCCATAATGACAGGAACTTTCTTAACATAAAAATAAATAAAAAAATAATATAAAATGGCGAACACATCATTAAACACACAACCAATTTATACGGCATCTGCTGATACACAATGGATTGGTGGAGCATTAACTGCGAACACAACTAAAGACTTAACATCAGGAACTGCTTATTTGGCGTTTACTGCGTCAGCAAATGGTGGTTATGTCCAAAGATTAAGGTTAAGACCATTAGGAACTAACGTTGCTTCATTGGCGAGAATATTTATCAATAATGGTGATGTTACAGGAACAACCGCAAATAATATTCTTTGGGATGAGGTATCATTACCCGCAACAACAGTTTCTGAGACATCGGCTTTACCTGTTTATGAATTACCATTAAATTTTGCATTACCCGCAGGTTACAGATTGTTTGTAACTATTGCTACGGGTGTGGCCGCAGGTTTCGCGATAACTGTTATAGGTGGAAAATATTAAGATATGAACGAGTATATATTGTGGGAGTTTGAATACGGATACACAGGTCAAGTGTATCAGGAAATCAATAACGGACAAGTTATTAGATATTGTGATTTGGATGGGAATACTTTAACACTTGAAGGTGCGTATGGGTATAAATTAATAAACTCAACACCGGAAAGACCAAGTTGGGCGTTATAATATGATAGATACTTTTAATATAAATGACGGTAGTCTAAACAACCAAGCGTTCTACTATAATGGAAATACAGGGTGGCAAATATGGAACAAACCACCTAAATGTAATTTAGTGAATTTCTTTTTAGTTGGTGGTGGTGCCGGTGGTCAAGGTGGTATTATTAATTCTGCGGCCAATCGTAATGGTGGTGCGGGAGGTGGTTCTGCTGCCTTTTCATATATAACCGTTCCAGCATTTGCAATTCCCGATACTTTATATATATTAGTGGCAAGTGGAGGTACAGGAGGTGTGTCAAGTGGAGGTGCGGGTGGTCAAGGAAGTCTTAGTTATGTCTGTTCTGTACCTGATACGTCAACAGTTAATAATATATTAATGAGGAGTGGTTCGGCGAATGCGGGTGTTACAACAACAACAACTGCGGGTGCGGCAATTACTGTTGCGGATATTTTATTAGCTGAGGCTGCGTTTATTTCAGGATATGCGGGTCAAACAGGTGGTGCGGCTGGTGTAACAAATACTCCGGCAGTTGATATAACTCCAACAGGTATTCCATTCACATCAGGTGCGGGTGGAGCTGGATGTAGTTCGAGTGGAACGTTAGGAGTTGCGGGGGATATCGTAGGTATTTTAGATTTCCCATTTATCTCAGGTGGTACAAATACCGCATTGGCAGGTACAACTGCGGGTTCGGGAAATAACGGATTTTCGACAAGAGAAAGTTTTACTAGCCAAAATTATAAATATCCTATGTTCTTTACAGGAGGTGCCGGTGGTGGTGCGGCATCTAACGCAACAGGTGTTGGAGGACGTGGTGGTGATGGAGCCTATGGTTGTGGTGGAGGAGGTGGTGGTGCCGGTGGAAACACAACTGCGGGACGTGGTGGTGATGGTGGTCACGGATTAGTTATAATTACAGTTACATAAAATATGATAGATACTTTTCACATATCAGATGGTAGTGTCAATAGACAAGTGTTCTATGCGACAGGACCGAATACCTTCCAAACTTGGAATAAACCCCAAAACTGTAAATTCGTTTACTTCGTATTAATCGGAGGAGGTGGAGGAGGTGGCGGAGGTCAAAGTGGTGGAACAGGAACCTCTCGTAGAGGTGGTGGTTCAGGAGGTTCAGGTGGATTAACTAAAGGTATGTTTCCCTCTTCAATAATTCCTAATACATTATACATTCAAGTTGGGTCAGGTGGGAGTGCAGGTCTTGGTGGTACGACTAACAGTGACGGTGGTGCTGCGGGAATATCATATGTTATGGTAACACCTGACGTTACAGAAACCGCACAAAATATACTACTACAAAGTAGTTTGGCTGCTGCGGGTGGTGGTCGTTCAGGTTTAAATGGTGGTGCTCTTGGTGCTGCTGCAACGGCTTGGGTATTCACTAATAATATTTTTTATAAATTTGGGTTGGTTGATACTTATGCGGGTCAAGCGGGTGTTTTAGGTCAAACAACGGCATTACCAACTAACTTAACAATTAATGGTATTGTAAGTGGTGGAGGTCCAGGTGCGGGTCAAAACGGTGCAACTGCACAAGCGGGTGGTTCAGTTGTTGGTGGTGGGTCAATACCTACAATGACAGGAGGACCTGCGGGTGGTTCAGCGACATCAACAACACCCGGAGGTAATGGTAGTGGTGGATATATGACATTTACCCCTAACACACTTGGATACACAACAGAACCATTGATATTTATCGGTGGTGCTGGTGGTGGTTCATCAGATGGTGGACCCGGAGGTTCAGGAGCTAGCGGAGCCTATGGTTGTGGTGGTGGAGGAGGCGGAGCCGGAATAACTAACCAAGGTGGTAATGGTGGTAAAGGTGGTGACGGAATAGTCATAATAACGTGGTGGTAATATTATAAAATGATAGATACATTCAATTTACCTGGAAAGGAAAGGTATACACAAATTTTTACAGTAAACTCAAGTGGGTCAACAGGTTGGGAAACTTGGAATAAACCATCAAACATTTCTTACATCCATATTTTATGTATTGGTGGTGGAGGAGGTGGAGGAGGAGCTCGTGGTAGTTCGCTGAATACCGCAACAGGAGGAGGTGGTGGAGGTTCTGCTGCTCACTCAATTGGATTATTTCCTGCGGTTTTATTACCTGATACATTATTCGTTCAGGTGGGTAAAGGAGGTGCTAGTGGTGTTGGTGGTGCTAAGGGTGTTAACGGAACTGATGGAGGTGCGGGAGAACATTCTTATGTATCTGTGTCACCATCAACGGCAACTACTGCGGTATTGATGAAAAACGGTACTGCGGGGGCTGATGGTGGTAATGGTGGGCAAAGTTCGGTTCAAGGTGCTGCGGGAACTGCGGGAACAACTTGGACTTATAACACAACATTTATATTTCCCCAATTAGGACAGATATCACCATTTGCTGGTCAAAATGGTGGTATCGGTGGTTCAACAGGTGGTGGTAATGGTGGTTCGATAACTATTACAGGTCCAACAACAGGTGGTGCAGGTGGAGGAGGAACAACTAGTTCAGGTTCATCAGGTGCCGGTGGTAATGTTACGGGTGTTGGGATAATACCAACTATTGTTGGTGGAACTGCGAATTCATTAACGGCTAGTAATGGTGCTGGTGGTTATGGTATGAATTTATTAACAACTGAATCAAGTTCACCAAGTCCTTTATTTTTTACGGGAGCTGCGGGTGGTGGTGGTGCTGGTCCAAATGCTGATAGAGAAGGTGGTGACGGAGGTCACGCTGCTTACGGTTCAGGAGGTGGAGGTGGTGGTGCATCTTATAACGGTAAAGGTGGTGACGGAGGTAAAGGTGGTGACGGTGTTGTTATTATTACTTGTTGGTAGTTGACACTTCAATTTAAAAAGTCTAAAATTATTTATGGAAAATTATATAGGAAAAATTATTAATGGTGATTGCGTTGATGTTATGTCAGAAATGCCAATAAACTCAATTGACTTAATTGTAACGTCACCCCCATACGGAGTTGGGATTGCCTATGATGTTCACGATGATGATATGTATATTGATGAATATTTGAAATTTACAACCAATTGGTTAACACAAGCATATCAGATATTGAAAGATGATGGAAGGATTGCTGTAAACATACCTTACGAAATTAACAGACAAGATAAAGGTGGTAGAATATTTTTTGTATCTGAGGTTTATCAGGTAATGAAAAGAATTGGGTTTAAGTTCTTTGGTATCGTAGACCTTGAAGAAGATTCACCTCATCGAAGTAAAACTACGGCTTGGGGAAGTTGGATGTCACCTTCAAGTCCTTACATATATAATCCAAAGGAGTGTGTTATATTAGCATACAAACACAAACATATTAAAACAGTTAAAGGTGAACCACAATGGAAAGGAACACCAACTGAGATTGAACAAGAAGATGGAACAGTTAAGAAAAAAGTTGTCTATGATGAAATGGATAAGAAAGAGTTTATGGAATTGGTGTTTGGTCAGTGGAAATATTTTGCGGACACTAAATCGTTAACTAAGGCGACTTTCTCTATGGACATTCCAACAAA